GCCGTGTTTAAGACTGTGCTTAACTCCTATCCAGTTGAGGTATATACCTTTGTGCTTTACTTCTTCTTCATTTTGGTTTACAAAATCTATGTACCAGTGTTTGATTTGTAACAAAACAAGAATAAAAATAAAAGTTTCAATCATTTGTTATTCCTTTGTTGAAATCTATATTCTCGGCGGAGCCACCATTTGTAACGAGCAAAGTATTCTTGTAGAGAATAACGGGGCTGTCTCCACAGGTCATGCTCTTCACAATTTTCTCTCCACAATTCAGATAACCAAAGCCTAAAGGATGTGTTCATGCTATTTCTTCTGGTATAGTAAGATCTTCGTAAAATGAAGACATGACATCTTTAATATATTCAATAATTACTTCGGCATCATTCACTGGGATAAATTTTATACGGTCCCATGCTAACATATAATCTATGTTTCTTACTTTTGCTTCATTGATGTAACTGTCGATGAATATAGGATTAAACCATCTAAAACAGATATCAGTGTCTGGGATAAAAATTTCAATGTCATACACGTCATAAGTTTTAGCATCGAATACTACACTACAAAACTCGGATCCATTTATATCTGCAAACTCCATAAATCTTGCGTGATCTCCCCAACATTTCCATTGAAATTTGTCTCCCCCAGATACGCGGCCTTCGGCAGCGGCGATTACATCAATAAGTTTCATTGAGTCACTCCCTTTAATACATCAAAAGTTAATTCGTGATCATACACATTTGCCACAGGTTTGAGCCACCCATGACGAACACATTCCTGAATGATTTCTCGATAATTGTAAGGGCAACCAGACGAGATTTCAAATCCAGCCCTTGGAGTAACTAGTAATCCATCTGTCAGCGTGAAATTGGGATCTTTTGATCGCAAAGTACGAAACGGGCTTTGATGACTTTTAAATGCCATGGTACTTAAATTTTTCTTTAATTGACTTAATAGATCTTTCAATTGTAGCATCTATTAATGATCTGTCAAACGTAGTGTAAGCGTGGGTTGTATCTGTTTTGCGAACAGCTTCGATACATTCGTTTACAACTAGCCGAGCAAACGCTAACTGCATTTCTGGGTTGATGCTGGGATAGTGACTACCGCCCGCTTGTAGTTGTAGGTTCTTTAATAGTTCTTTATTCATAATTTTGATTTTCTCCGCAATCTATTCGCCATGGGCACATGGATAAAATTCTAGTAGAACAGTCATCGTCACCGAAACAATGAGGACGAACTTCTTCATTTCTTGCAAGTCTTATTAGTGTATGAATCTTTTTTCTTTCTTCACTGTCTGCTTGTCCTGTATTGGCTAAGTCGGCTTCTTGATCTAATAATTCTTGTATATTAATCATTCTGGATAGCTGGCACTCAACACATCGCTGATTGCTGTGGCATTGTCGCTTAAACGATTAAGTTCATACTTACCGCAGAACTTTAGAAACTGAGCTCCCACCATTGGTCGATTTAATCGCACACTGCCATTAGCAATGGTTTCAGCAATCTTAATTTTAATATCGTCGGGCTGGGCAGCTAAATCTACTAGAACACGATTCCTATTATAGTCGTCGAGTACTTTATGATCTACACCGTTATGGTCAGTCCAAGATTGCAACATGAGATTGTTCCACGCAAACCCCCGGTTGGCACGATCGTTGTATGCTTCTTCTAGTTTAGTTTTACGAACACCAGGAAAGGCACTGAACACATTGTCGGTAGGGTCACCGCGCATACATTTTTCAAATAAGATCCATTCGGGATTAGGAATAACCTTAGGCTCTTTGGTTTTTTTATCAATAACCATCTTGCCTTTTTTGTCAAAGATACCTTGCAGCGTATGCAACTCATCTGCTACGCCATTGTACTGATTGACATTGTCGGCCAGTAACTGATGAAAATCAGTGTCGCTGCTTACGATGGTATGGTGATCCTGCGGGTGTGCTTGAATCCAACCTGCCACCAAGTCATCTGCTTCCAATTGCTCGTGCCGGAGAACAGTACAATTGGTGCGTTCGGATAAGAAAGTTTTAAGGTCGTCAAAAGCTTCCCAGAACAACTTGTCTTCTTCTGCTTCTTTTTCTGTGAGTGCAGCTCTTGCGACTGCGCGATTTTTCTTGTAGGGCTCATAGAAGTCCTTTCGCCATGAGCGCCCTTCTAAGCAGAACACTACATGGTCTGCTTTTTGATCTCGCCATGCTTTGTTTACGCTGGCAAGAGTTACGTGAATAGCAAAACCTAGTTTATCCCATGTGTCACTTTGACGATGGGCGCTGTGTCTTGCACGGAAGAATGTATTGGCTGTGTCAACAATAAGATATCGCATAGTGCAGTAATAATAGCAGTTTATTCAATATTTGTCAACTTCTTTAAGATAATTAGCTTACTTCACTGCGCCCGTCTCCAAGATCCTTGCGTCGTACACCTGTTACTGGTCTGGGATTATTGGCTTCATACTGTTCAAATGTTTCCATAACGACATTACGACAAACATCCTGAAACCATTGATCCACGATCTGAGAATCGTCTTTGCCTTTATAACCAGACCGAACTAGTTTGGCTACAAAAAAATCATTCCAATCTAATTCAAATGCACCATTACCAATGTTCTCTGGGTCCAATTCTACACTGATTATATTAACGTAAGGTTCACCTTTTTCTGTAGCAATTTGCTTAGGTGTTTTTTTAGGTTGTGTAGTTTTTTTAGCCCGAGGTGCTTTAGGTGCTGGTTCGGGCGTAGGCAACGTTGTTTCCTCTTTAATAGGCTGTTCTTTATTAAACAGTTTATTGAATATTCCCATATATTATCCTTTTAACATCTTAATAATAGCTTCATCGCGATGATACCAACGATCTTCGACCACAGGATCGCCCGGGCCCCCGATTATGCGTCGGCCACGCATTGATAATCCCCAAATCCATTGATTGGTTGTATAGCAACGACGAGGAATAATGCTGTACTTATATTCAAACACAGCACGATCATCGAACGGATCATACGATTGGGGCATTTCATCGCTAGTAGCCACACCCATCACTTACCCCACCCATTGCCCCACAGATCGACATGTAGTCTCGGACTGTAATAGTATCCTTTACTGCAGGCCCAATCAGCAACTCTGACACGATTTTTTTCGTAGGGAGTAACAACACCTCCTTGAGGCATTACATATACAGAACCTTTAAATCCGCCAGCTCTAAATTCTTTTACTGCCCTATCCACTTCTTTAAAATGTTCATCTGTTTCAACAACAAATTTAAGATAGGTGGCCTATGTCTTGATAACTGGCCACGATGTCGGGACAAATAGCATCTTCCCAAGATTCTCCACTGGCTTAAATTTTGCAAATCTAACATGTTAGTATTGCTTAATAGTTCTTCATAGGCTCGCTGCCAACCCAACAATGGTTCTCCCCCGGTGATAACAAGATGTACATCGTTTCCATTATCTTGTATCCATTTGTTGTTGGGTGTAAGTTTTAACATATTGTCTACTAATTGACCAGTGTCAACGGTTGGACTTAGTTCTTTAAAAGCTGGGTGCCAGCTTGCGTAACTATCACACCCAGTATTAACTAAGGGAAGACTGTTAAAATCTTTGTACAAATGGACATTTTTTGCAACCTCATCTGCTTCAGTGCTTTTAACTCCTGGAGCACAACCAAACCCACTGCAAGTGAAGTTGCACCCGAAGGTTCGTAAAAATACACTAGGGACTCCGACAAAACGCCCTTCACCTTGTGCTGAATAGAAAAGTTCACTGACTTTGAGTTTCATATATATTAGACCATTTCTTGAGTTTTTCTTTTTTGGCATGTTTGGCTAGTTCTAAATTTTCCCAATTGATAATTTGTTGTTCTAATAAAATATCAACCATAGCCAATACATCACCGATTTCCATTTCTAACATTTCGGCATGCTTGTAACCAGTTTTATAATGAACTGCGTCAATACCAAATCTTCTAATCTTGCTGACTTCAACTATTACTTCAGCGCATTCTTCTTGAAGAATACCCAATGCTTCTTCGTGGCTACCTGGATTTAATTTAAACATACTAGTTCCAATGTCGAATTACACCTGCTATAATAAAGCAGTTGGTTATAATATATGATAGCACAATCGCAGTGCGAATGCAAGCAATACGGTCTGCTTCAGTATCAGTAGTGCCTGCTTTTTCACCAAGTGCTTTTGCCCATAATCGCCAAAATTTAATTAGTGGTACTAACAATAGATGTCTCATCAATGACTAATTTGTTATAAATTGTTAAAAGTGACTTTTGTCATAGTCGGATGATCTATGGCAAACATAATTGCATCGGCTACTTGATCGTAAGTAGTTGGAATCCGATCTTCACCATCTGCTGGTGTTTCCCCGGGATCTCTGGTTAAACCTGGTCTGATTTCTATTAGACGAATATTTTGTTTTGTTCTTTTAATTTCATGGGACAATTCGTCGATCATAGTGCTTAACGCTGTTTTAGCTGCTGTATAAACTGCTCTACCGCTG